GTAGTTGAAACATTCCGGCCCAATAGGCCACGGCCTGAAACTGTTAAATGGCGGTACCCCTCAATTAAATTATTGAGGGGCTGACCGTTAATAATTAGATTGTCGCTAGGTTCCAAAACTGTAACGGCTTGATCTAATTTCTTCAGATTAGCGTAATTGTACATACTTTTTCCCCTTCCTAGTAACTATCTAAAATTAATTCCATTTCTTGTTCATTGGTAATATCATTTGTAAATGCTCTATAAGCTGTATTACCAAGTTTTAAGGTAATATCTGCCGGTTGTTGTCCGACTGTTAGGCTACCACCTTCAAAGTTAACGTTTGGATCATAAGCGGTAAGGCTTCCAAGCGCTCCATCTACGGAACTTAATTCATCTTGGAATGTTCCCGATAGGTCTTTATCAGTGAAGGCGTTAATAGCGCCTTGCGCCATGTTTCCTACTGATTTCGCTACTTGTTCGGCCTTGCTGTCTACCCCAATAATGAAACCTTGGTCAGTGTATACCCCGAATTGACGGAATACACGGGAAGGTGATTTAATACCTAGCAAACCTTTGGCCCAATTAATGGCGCCCTTAACAGCACCGCCCACGGCGTCAATAAGTTTTCCGGCAAACCCGGTTACACCTTTAACAAACCCTAGGATCAAATCCTTACCGACGTTAATTGCTCCACTAATGAAGTTTTTAGCGCCATTAACGGCGTTTGTAAAGGCTGTTTTAACCGCTGAAACCAAACGGGAACCGGCGCTAGTAACGGTACTTACTACAGTATTCCAGCCGTTTGAGATTGTACTTCCGATATTAGACATAAAACTACTAATAGAAGAAGTTATACCACTCCAAATACTTGAAACGGTTGAAGAAATACCGCTTAAAATTCCGGAAATGAATGAACTTATGCTATTCCAAATACTTGAAATAGTTGAAAAGATAGCGTTCATCACATTAGAGATAAGCGAACTTATTCCATTCCAAATTGCTGTAGCTGTTGAAGTAATACCATTCCAAATTGAACCCAAAAAGGAAACGATAGTATTCCAAATAGCTTGCGTACTTTGTACAATGACATTCCAAGCGCCTGTAATGGCTTGCTTGATAAGATCAAAGTTACCTGTAACAAGTCCCACAATAGTGAGCAAGATTCCAGCAAATACCGCCTTAATGCTGTTCCAAATATTGGACCAAATTTCTGAAATGGTGTTAAGGATTGTTTGAATGGTGTTCCAAATAGCTGTAAATACTGTTGTAACTGTTTGAGAAATAGCGTCCCAAACGGTTGAAACTACTGTAGAAAGTGTGTTCCAAATAGTATTCCAAACATCTGAAATTGTAGTCATGATTGTTTGAATTACGTTCCAAACTGCTGTAACTGCCGTAGTAACTAAATTTACAATCACATCCCAAATAGGACCAACCACCGCTACAATAGTATTCCAAATAGCTGTCCAAATTTGGTTCAATAGTTCAAGCCCGGCTTGAATGACTTGAGTAAGACCTTGAATGGCGATTCCTACCGCCGTTTTGATACCTTCCCAAATACTCAAGGCGATCCCTTTGAGCGTTTCCCACGCCCCGGACCAATCGCCATTAATGATCTGCATGATCGTTTTAATAATTCCTAGAATTACATTCAAACCGGTTTCAACTACGTTCTTGATCAAGTCCCAAACGGTTTTAACCATTGGAACTATAGCGTTCCAACCAGCTTCGATAATTGGGGCAATGGCGTTTACAATCGTTTCTACTACTGACTTAATAGCGTTCCATACATTTTGGGCCGTTTGAAGAATAAGCTGGTGATTTTCATTCCACCAAGAAATAAGGCTTCCAAAGATCTGTTTTACAAAGGCCACTACTTCATTAATGGCGCTTGATACAGCTTTATAAACAGCCTGAAAGGCTGAATTAACCTTATTTCTAAATTCCTCGCTGGATTTATATAAGCCCACTAAACCGGCCACAAATAGCCCAATAACACCAATTACAGCCCAAACTGGCGCGGAAATAGCACCTATAGCGCTACCGATTGAACCAAACACGCCGGAAATAGCTGAACCCCCAGCGGTTGCACTTTGGAAACCAGCGATCAGGCTAGAAATAGCCCCTGAAACCTTACTAACTACCCCTACAATGGTCCCTACTACCTTAGTAATCGTTCCTACCACTGTCAGAATAGGCCCGATTGCCACGGTAAAGGCTCCCACCCACTTTTGAAGCGGTGATAGTGGTAAGTTATCCCAAATTGTGCCTAAAACTCGTACAATGTTATTCTTAAAGTTGATAATTGTATCTTTTAGGTTTTGCATTAGGCCTTTTATATCAGCGTTTTTCTGACCAAGGCCGGCCACAAGGTTTTGAGCTGAAGCTTTCATAGCTTCAAAGGATCCGGAAACTGTTTCACTTGCTTCTTTTGCCGTGGTCCCGGTTACTCCCAGGCGTTCTTGTGTAACGTGGATCGCTTGAATCAACTTGTCAAACGGAATATCTTTCACGTTTTTGGCCGTAGCTTTGAAACTGTCACCCATTACACCGGATTCATTAACCAGCCGGGCCATTTCTTCCTGTGTACCACCGTAACCAAGTTTCAAGTTATCAAGCATGGTATAGTTATCTTTTGCAAAACCTTGATAGGCGTTTTGAATGTCTGAAATGTTAGTACCGAACTTGTTCGCATTATCAGACATATCAACTATAGCCATGTCCGCATATTTGGCGGCCTGTGCTGTGTCACCACCAAGCCCCTGAAGCAAGCTAGCACTAAATGAAGTGACTTGCTCCATGTATTTCACACCGGAAACGCCGGCCCGCTTGTATGCTGTTTCTGAATTTTTGATAACAGTATCAGCGGAACCTTTAAACATGGTTTCAATACCACCTACGGCCTGTTCAAGACTTGCAAACGACTTGACAACTCCACCGATAGCACCAACCACCGGTAAAGTGAAACCGGCTGTCATTCCGGCCCCTACTTTGATCATGGAATCACCGACGCCGTGAAGTGTCCCGCTTAATTTCTCAAGGCTTGACCCGGTTTGATTCCGCAAACTCTCCAAAGAACTTTGGGCTTCTTTTAAACCGCTTCTAAAGTCTGAAACGTTCGCTTTTAATATGGCCGTTACGTCAAAATCTGCTCCCATTAAATCCCTCCTTTCCTTGCTTGATTAATTAATCTATTCCGTTCCGCCATATCTAATTTTTTAGGCGGTACGGCTTTTTCTTTAGGCTGATTTTTTTGGAAAATCCTATCAAATTCTTCCTTATGGTTATAAAATTCTTCAAAATTCCTAAACGCTGGACGGGCTGACTTGCCCCGGCCTTTTTGTGCTTTAACAGATTGATTAAACCAAGCCTGGATAGCGGAATTAAGGCGCTTGTCTTCTTGCTGAATGGCGTAAGCCATGTTATAGATTTCAAATTCTTCTAGCGTGGTCCGCATTGCTTCCGTAAATGTCATATTATGGCGGGCAATAAGGAGCGCTAGGGCTTCATCATAGCCAAAGTTAGAACTTGACGGTTCGGAGTTCCCTACTCTACTAGGTTCATGGCCTTTTTGAGTAGGTGTGACGCTTTTAACTCATTAACCAAGTCTTCAATAACTTTGTCATACTGTTCATTCAGGATCAATTCTTCAAGGTATTTTTCAATAGCTTCATTAGACGGTTTTTGTGCTTCCGTTACTGTCCCGGCTTTGATCACATCAATAAACGCCAAAGGGTCATTTAAGGCTTTCCCAGCGTTGAATAGTGTCATAGCACCATAACCGGTTTTCATTCCTTCAAGTTCCGCTGAATGAAGTTTGTTCATTTCACGCAAGAAACCGATTCCAAAATGTAAAGTGTATTCTTTTCCGCCGATAGTTAAAATCATGTCTTATTTTCTCCTTTAATCCAAAAAAATAAGGGGCTTTTAAAGCCCCTGAAAAATTAGAGTGCTTGCCCTGTGCCTTCACCCTCTTTTGCCAAAGTGTGGTATTCATATTGCGCCTTGTTAATGGCTGATTTTTGGGTTTCTGTGAGTGTGTCAGTACTGATCACACCGTTTCCATCAATAGCCATTTCATAAGTAAGTTCTACTTTATCATCAGCGGGCGCGGAAATTTCAAAGTTTTTGAAAAATCCTTGGTAGTATTCCACATCATATTTTTCCTTACCTTGATCTTCGCGCTTACTTGCTAGGTCCACAAGCCAAACTTCAATTTTATCCGTATTGCGGAACCAAGTGCGCATTTCTTTCCACATATTTACCGTATCTTTATCCTCGCGGTAAGCTAGTGAAGTAAATTCGGCTGAAGTTTCACCGTCTGAAACTGAGTTCACAACTCCGTCTTTTGTTTTCGTCGTTTCAACTTCTTTTTCAGCGTTCAAAGTTAATTCCGTTTGGAATCTTACTTTTCCGGCGTCTTGTTTCTTTTGATCTTTGACGCGTCGGAAAAATGCAATATAATCTTTTCCTTGCATTAATTCTGCCATTAGTTATTTTTCTCCTTCTTTGTATAGGTAAAAGAAAAGTCCAAGACCACATGAAGCAATGGCTGGACGTCTGTGTTATCGGGTATGATCTGTTTATCTGTTGTAGTGTGATTCAAGTTATATTCCCACTTCCCGGAAATATTCTTGACAAGCGTTTCTAAATAGGCTGAAATATCGTCCGAATAGGCCCGTTGTTCCCTTGTAGCGTAAATATGGACCGTTTGGCCCACTATTCCCCAAAGGTCGTTATTTTGGGCTTCCTGTGCCGTATTTTCACCTATGTAAATAAAGGGGTATTTTGTCCCAGCTTCCGGCAAAAAATCAAAAGTTGGTGCTTTTGCTTCAGCCAACTGATAAATTAATCTAAATAATTCATGGTTTGGCGTCATTTAAACACCCCCTTCATTACGTTTGTCATGTCTTCCTGAAATTGCGGTTGAACTTCCTGGATCATTGGACGCATAAAAGGCGTCCCAGGCTGAAACCTTGTCCCGTATTCCTGATATCCGGAATAACCGGCTTCAGCGTGAATACGTGCTTCCATTCCCTGGTATGAAGTAGTAATATGATTCTTCAAAAAGCTTGTATCAACCGGGGCTTTTTTCTTTGCTACTGCTTTCCCCCGTTCGCCGTTATTTTTTAAAACGGCTATAGAGAGTTTAACAGCGTTTGGGTGTGCGTTTGAAATGGTCATGGTCAACTTTTCCAAGCCGTGCCATTTAACACTAACCATTGTTAGGCCCTACCTTTTTCAAGCGTACAGCCCCTTTTATTGGGGCGTCAATCGCTTCAATAGGTTCATAGGTATCGCCGTTAAAAACAGCTTGATCAAAAGGCGCTTGCTCCTTCTGAAACCGGCAAGAAATCACTGTATCTGTCCGGTTCCCGTAGTTTTCAAACACCTTTAATTGTGTGACTTTATTAACCAAGCAAGGGACTGTAATAGTCTTTCTTGCTTCCATTTCATAACTATCCGATTCCGGATTGTATTTCTTGCGTCCCCCACAAATTAAGGTAATTCGGTTTGGTGTCTTCATAGGAAAAACACCTTTCCACGCTCACGCTGTGAACCGTCTAGGCCAAAATCTTTGTTAAGAATGGCCATATACGGTTTAAATAGGTTATCCCATTCTTGATAAGTAACAGAATAACCGTCAACCGTTTCAGACGTTACACCCTCGGAGCCTTTGCGCCCGTAAAGCTTATACACCACATTTTCAATCATGAAATTATACTTACTAGCAATTTCCGCCGTGCCTGTTAGGCCCTTAAAATAGCTTTCAGCGTCTTCCACTAAATCAGTCAACAAATCATTTTCTAAATTGTCAGTCGGATCAATACCCAACCGACGTTTAATTTTTGCAAGTTGGGTCGCTTCCATCTGCTCTATTCCCCTTCGATAGTTTGGGCAAGTGCTACTATATCCGCCTTTTTGGCGTCAGCTTCATATTCTACGCCTGATTTTTCTAGTAGTTCTTTCAATTCTGCCACTTTCAATTTTTCAAGTGGTTTTTCTTCAGTTCCTTCAGCTTCTTCAGCTGGTGCCACTTCTTCAGTCGGTGCTTGTGCTGGTGCTTCCGCTTTACCTTCAGCAACAATCACACCTTTACCAACTAATTCAGTGATTCGGGCGCCTGATACGGTAAAATCAGGGCGCGGGTAAAAATCACCGACTTCATAAAAACGGTTATTATCTTTTGTGTCGATAATATTACGGGTTACAATATAGGCCATTGACTACCCCTTTCTAATCAATTAGACGTTTTCAGCGGTAGCGGTCAATTTGGCAAAGGCGTTTGCCTTAGTAACCATTACAGCGATATCCATAGTTACGCGAATTGCTACCATTTCTTGTTCGAATAGGTTGATTGGTGTACCGTCTGAGTTTTTCATGGTTGAAATTTGGCCTTCTTCAGAAATCTTGAAGTTAATGTTGTAAGGTACACCATAGATCAAGCTGTTAAAGTCACCGGCCAAAAGATCGCCTTTTTTGAATTGTTTAGATTTAAGATCAACCGTAGTAATCCCGTCAATGGTATTAGTTGCTTTGTCGTAAATTGTTTTCTTATCACCGTCGCGAGATTCACGCAATGCAGAGCGGTTTTGGATTTTAGAAACAAAGGCATTAGGGTTGATATCAGCTTCATAAAGCTTATCTTCCAATTTAAGAAGGTTTTCATAGTTGATAGGACCAACAACAACCTGACTTGAATCTTTAGCGGACTTAGCAACTGAGTTTGCAAAAGGCGTTTCATGGCCCAAAAGTCCAGCTTCATCAATCTTAGTATAGAAAGCTTCCACGATTTGCGGTTTCATATCTTCAAAGAATTTTTCCCATGTATAGTTAAGGGCTTCACGGGAAGCAACTAGGATAATACCCAATTTGTGAGCTTTAAGGGTAACCGGAACGACTTCAGGTTTATCAGTCTTGATTTTTTCGGTTTCATTTACCCAATAAGCGGAAACTCCATCTGTTTGCACATAAACGGTTTTTTCTTGCAAACCGTCCATTTCATGATATTGACCAAGTTGCATTACTACGGAGTTTTCTGCTACGTCCTTCATAATGATATCAGTCATTTTCTTGGTAAAAGTTCCGTCTTTCTTTTCTGAAACTAGGACTTTATCAGGGTTAAAAGTTTGTACTGTCATATTTTAAAATTCTCCTTCAAGGTTATTTAATGATTCGGGAACTTCTAAAAATATCCCCTTTGTCTGTGCTTTCGGCCCCGTTAAGTTCGGATGAAACTTTAGGGGGTTCCGATTGCGAATATTCAGCCTTGATCTCGCTGATAATGCTTTCAAGGTCTGAAATAGCTTGCAAAGTACCTTCAGCGGTATCTTTAACAACAAAAGAAATCACTTTCTCATTAACCGGAAGTTTCCGGCTAGAAAGTGTTTTAATAGCTTCATCTGTCAATTCTCGCTTGGTTTGTTCTTTCTCAAGTCCAGCGATCTTGTCTAGTAAAGCTTGTTTTTCTGCTTCAGCTTCTTTCCGGCGGTATTCTTCCAATTCCTTGCCGGTCAGTTCGCTTTCTGCCTTGTATTTTTCCAAGGCTTTAGAAATTGCGTCCGCTGTATCTTTGGAATGTTTTTCTTCCATAGATTTCAAACGGCGTTGCATTTCGGCCACTGATACCATCTTTTCGGCTTCTTGTGTCGGAGTGCTAGCTTGTTCCTCAACCGTTTCCGCTGATTGTGGTTCAACAACCTGTGTATTTTGATCTTCTGCCATTATTAGGCTCCTTTCTACGCTTTTACGGGCAACCCCCCCGAACTCATGCAACTTTTAACGTCGTTTAGCACGGTTTGGACAATAAAAAAGAAGGTGAAATTCTAAATTTCATCTTCTTTGTTAAGTTTCAACAATCATAGTTGAACAAGCAGAAACAAAAATATTTTTTATTTCTAGTTCACAATTTAAAAAATCTACCGGATAATCTCCATCTAGCCATTTTTCATTATGTGTTACGTTGAAATAAGTTTCTTTTTCCACAAATTCAGCAAGCTCTTTTACTTTCATTGTTCATCTTCTTCATTTAATTTAAAATCGTTTAAGGTGCTACCGCCTTTTTTGTATTTTAGTTCGATATGTCCATAGCCTGAGCACCTACAATTAGGGTGCATAGGGTACATATTCACGCCCTTTTCAAGTTCATCAACCGGAAAGGCCTTACCGTCCAAAGGCGCGCATATCTCACACGCCCCAGGTTCGGCCACGAAAACAAAATGTGTAAACTCATTCGCTACCAGCATTTCTTTCTGTGTATCCGCATTGATTCGGGCGATTTCTGTTTTTATCAACCTTTCAGCACTTGACCGGCTAGCGCCGTATTTTTTAGCTAGCCTGTCCCGTTCCTGCTTATACCCCATCATATCCGTATAAATACGGTTCAAAGAAGCAAAAACATCTTTCTGTAAGGTTTGCTGTAAGCCTGTCTTACCCCAAACCCTGTTAGAGAATGATTCACCGTAAAAATCAGCGTCTAAAATCGCTTCTAGGCGCTTTTTCACCCCCTTGGATGAATTACCCAAAATCCCCGCTTGGCGTTCAAATTCGCTTAGTATTTCGCTTCTGCGGGCCTTATCGAACATTTCATAGGTTTCCGCTGTAAGGTTTTGTATTTCCAAGTCTAATTCAGCCTTCAAAAGTTCCAGCCGGCTTACTTTCATCTTCAAGTTGTAAACTCTTAACCATTCATTAGTAGCCGGGCTAAAATCTTTTTCTTTTACGGCTTTATAGGCCTTTTTATTGAACTTGGTAACGTCCATTCTATCGGCCCGTTTCATCGCTTCTTGTTTGGTCAAGCCTTCACGGCCCGCATAATTGATATAAAAGCGATCTATTTGAGCCTGAAGGCGGTTATAAGATTCCTGATAGATTTCTACCAAGATCCTTTCACGGTCCAAATCCCGCTTCATTAAAGCGGTTTGGGCCTTGCGTTCGGCGTTGTATCTCTTATTGTCCGCTATCTTCAGATTCATCCGTAATACCTACGCTTTTCGCTCTTTCAAAATCGCTTGCGCCTTCTTCTTTCTTGATCCGGTCTACTTCCGTTTCATAATCTGTAAAGCTTGCATTATTAAGTAGGGTTTCTTGCGATACTTCCCCACCGGCTTCAATGTAAGCCTTGATTTCCGTCCAAACATCTTGTGGGATGTTAGGATGAAAAGTGAAGGTTAGCTTGTTAGCTTCGATCTTAGGACCATTTACAGCCTTATGAATGTTACTGATCAATTCGTAACGACGGCGCAAAGCCTTTGTAAAGTATGTTTCCTTATCTTTCCGGACTTGCTCCAGCCCGATCATCTTATAAAGTAAGGCAATTCCGGACTGTGTGGAATTGAAGCGATCATCATCAAGGTTAGGAATACGGCTGAATCGGTGAATGTCATTCGCCAAACGGTTCTTATAAGCTTCCGTTCCGCTTACGTCATACTGTTTGTAAATATATCCAGCGTCCGCTGTCGTTTGCTGACCCGTTGCGCTGATACCTGTTTGAAGTAGTAGCGTATTTGCGTCCTTCATCTTGGCCACGTTGTCAGCCGTTGCCCCGATAGCTTCCAAGTCCCCCTTAATCAATAACATGGCGTCATTGAGATCACTCATATAATTCGCGGTGTCTGATTCGCTAGCGTCGTAAGCGTCAATTAGGGAAATTTCACTTTCATAATCGCCCATACGGTAGCGATTGTTCCACCATTCAACAACCGGAATATCGTTGTAATTGTGTTTGGTGATTTCGTCAACCACCAAGGCCGGTGAATTGTATGAAAACGGCTTATAGGTGATTACTTGATCTTTTGTGTAAAAGGTCATGTTTACCTTGCCATTATAAACGGGCAAGTGAACGGCCCCGATTATATTTTGTTCAACTGTTAAGTCACGAATAACAAACATTTCAAGCGGACTAATCAAAACTACCCGGTCCATATTATCCCGGAAATGATACTCATAAGCCCGGCCATAAACGGAAGCGTCAAAGGCTAGGTCATTATTCAGGGCGTTAATATCGTTATTCCATTCAATTTCTTTGATTGTTTGGAGCTGTTCCTTGCTTCCACCTTCCAGCACTCCTACAGTTACCGGGTTCCCGATAACGTAAGAAGTAGCAAAGCTGGAAATATAACCACCCCAGCGGTGCCTTACCCGGTAATCGGCTTTCTCTTTGTCCAGCCGGCGTTTACCGTATAAAATGCTGTGGTTTTCGCCTTTGGCATAAGAAGACAAAATACGCAAGCGCTTCTTTTGACTTTCAAAGAACACCGTTAACATATCCTTTAAGGCTTTCTTCCCTTCAGGGGTTTCTAGTAGTGCTTCACTAGAAGAATATCTAAACGGTTCATTTGAGATACTATCAAAGCGTAGTGAATCGCTTCTAGTTCCTACTTCAATATCTAAACCGTGTTCAAATTCGTTTACATGATCCATTTTCTACCTACCTTCTAAATAAGCGATTAACTTTTGAAATCGTCTTATTAACGTCTAATTCTTTCTTAGCTTGGAAAATTCTATCTTGGATAGCGTAGCGCATAGCGTCTAAACAGTGGTTATAGCTGTCCACCGGTTCATTAATGTATTCATTAGTTGCCCGGTCCTTCTTCCAAGTGTAATTCTCTAATTCCTCAATAGTCTTTACACATCTTTCATCAACTATGATTTCATATTGAAGAATGTATTGGATCCCTTGCATAACTGACCCGGGGCCTTTCATAACATCAATCACCCGTGGAATGTCTAGGTTCCTTAATTCCTGATTAGATTTCTTTTCAGCACTATCGGCCCTAATGATCTCTTTAGCATATCCAAGGGCTTTAATTGCTTCAGCTATCTTGTCATTAGTCAGGCCCTTCCTTACATATTCTTCTACGATATACAAGCGTCTATTTTCATCATCAATTTTAATGTGCATAAAGGCGCTAGGGTCGTTAATGAAACCATAGTCAAGGCCAAAATAAGACGGGAATTGTTTTAATTCTTCCTTGTTTAGTAACTGTTTCTTATATTTCGGAAATACAAGCTTGTCCAGCGTTGCGAACTCGCCCAGCGCGTAAATCTTGTAATAGGCTTCATTTCTGTTAGCTAGTTCCTCAATGTTTTCCTTTGTGAGATCATCAAGAAACCTGTTATCCTTGTAAGTCGTTTGATAGATAACGGTATTTTTGGGCTTCTTAACAAAGAAGGCGTTATATACCCAATTCACTTTAGAAACCGGGTTAAACATTAAATAGATCTGTTTCTTAGGGTGTTTCTTATCCCGTAGCCGTAGCGTCAACTGTGTATAATCATCTAAAGTAAATTCTGAAGCTTCTTCCATAATTACATCTGAGATCCCTTTGATAGACTTGATTTTTTCCGGGTTATCCAATCCCTTGAAAATAAATTGGGCGCCGTTTGGTAGCTCTATCCGGTAAGCGGAATTATTAACCTTGCAAGCACCAAGCAGGCCCCACGTTTCCAAGCATTGCTTGACGTCTTCAAAGATTGAATCGTACACGCTGGATCCGACTTTACGCAAAAAAAGAACCTTCCTTGGGTGCTTCCAAGGCTGAAGGCTCTTAAATACTATTTTTTGAATTACCCCGTGACTTTTCCCGGATGAAGCACCGCCATAGTGAATTTCTGTAAAGGTGTCATAGTCGGTCAAGTGGTCGTATATATGCTTATTAAAAACCCGGCTGGGGTTCGTAATTTTTATTTTAATCTGTGGTTTCTTCATCTTCCCAGCTTCCCAGCTCAATTTCTACCACTCTTTGGGTGATTTCTTGCCTATCCACAAATAAGCCGTAACGCTTACCAAGGTCAACCGCGGAAGCCCGCCTTGTTGCTACTGATGGTTTTGCTTCTATAACTCTTTGATACCCTTCACCGTCTAGGACCAAAAGCGGTTCAGTGACTTCACCACGCATAACAGCGGTAAGAAATTCTAGCACTTCCTGTTGATCTGCGACGCGTTCGGACTTTAGTTTTTCAAGCTGTTCATCTATATAGGCTTTTACCTTATCATTTGATAGCAACCGGCTCCCATTCGCTTGTGCTGATCTTTCATTTTTAGTCTTTGGATAAGCTTTAAAATAAGCTTCCGTAGCGTTTAATGAAATGATATAATGATCTGCAAAAATCTTTTGCCTTTCCGTCATTCCCAAATTCTTTTGGCTCCTTTCTGATAAAATACAATAAAAAAAGGATAAAACGCCGTTGTTTTATCCCCATTACTTGACAAATACCATTGTAACACATTGTCTAAATCGTGCCTTAACAGTGAATGTCATTTGTTATCATTCAAGATTTTCTCTAATTCACTAATAGCGGACCGCTTCAAACGGTAGTAAGTAGGTAGTGAAATCCCGTCCAAATCGTTACAAATATCTAAAACGTGTTTTTTGACTATGTAAGTAAGCCTTAGTACGGTCCTTTGTTTAGGGTCTTTTAATTTATTGATCATTCTACCAAGTTCTAGTTTTCTGTCAATAATTTCGGCCGTGTCTTGTTCTATAGCTTCCTTCATAACAATCAATTGTGTATAGACATCATCAACTTTCCGGCCCTTACCCCCTGAAACTTTATCGGCCTGAAATTTAGGGCTTGATAGTAGCCCGGCTTCTAGTTCATTTATTTCATCCATTCGGCTCTTTATGTCAATGTCTAATTTTTGCAATTCATCAAGTAAATCTTGTGCCTTGATACTCAAACCCCGTAACTCCTTTTGAAAAATGATATAATAAGAATACTCCTTATTTAATATATTTTTGTTTCATGAAAGAAAGTCGGTTTTTGCAGTACGCCGGCTTTTTTTTTATTTTGGGCGCGTGTATCAGACGCCCGGATAGATTTATCTTTTTATAGGAGTTTTCAACCTCCTTTTCTTAATAATTTTCGATACACTAACCACCCGAAAGCCTTTTACAACTTGCGGGCGTAAAAAATCAAACTCCAAGCAGTAAGCACCTTTCTTTGATCATGTTTCTATAGGCCCTTTTACGGGCTTTTCTTCGTTCTTTAACTGTTTTAGTTTCTGCTTTGCGGTATTTGTCAATATATTCCATAGCCATATTATCGAATTTCCCGCAATTTTGAGTTTCATTCTCATTCAGATAGTCAGCCATGCAATTGGTAATTAATACCGGATCCATGACTAATTCAAAAAGTTGAAGCACGGAAGGGGGCGGAACTAGCTTGTTCCGTTTATAAGCGTTTAGCCTGCACGCCAAAGTAGCCGGATTTTCCACCCCTAGAAATGTAAGAAAATCTTCCGTAGAACGGTATTCAAAGCGTAAGCGGTCATATTCTTCAAAGAATTCTGTAAAATTGCTCATAGTAACTGAACCCCTTCACGATTTGCAGTTAATTCCACGGTGTGACTTCTTTTCAGGCTCTTAATGTCAGCAAGAAATAGAGTAACGTAAGCCAATTCAATTTCATCACTTGCGTGAGCCTTCCAAGATTCATATTTTTTAATTAATTCATCTAATTCCATTTTGTTTTAATTCCCCCTATTTTTAAGATAATCAGGTATCGGATCCCCTACTTTCAGACTGTCATATTGTTCCTTAGTCACTAGGAAATTCCCATAACCTTTTATAGTCACCGTATAACGCCCCTCTAGGACGTTTTTAGCGTTTATTTTCCCGGCTTGGTCAATTATACCTCCGGCATTATCAACCTTGTAAATGATCGTTTTAGGCTGGTTTTCAAGCCTTTTAATTTTGCCTTCAAGCTGGACCACTGACCAAGTAGCCATAAGGACCATAAAAGCCCACGGGAAGAATAGAATAAACAGTATATTTTCTTTATTTTTCATCTTTCCCCTTTCTGTTAGCCCGGAAGGCCACGATACAGGCCCACGAAAGGCCCAGCGCCCACACAAGAATAAATAGCAAGCATAAGAAATTATGAAGATCCATCTTGAATTTCCCCGTGTTCTATTTTGGTTAAAAGACTGTAAAGCTGATCCATAGTGTGAACGTATATAAAATTACCTTGGTAGTGAATTTGGTTAAAATTAAAAGCTAGACCACTCATTAGGCATACTTCAAAACCGGAGCTACTCACGCTCTGAAATTCTGAAATAGTTTTAATATTATTAATATTGATAATAAAATTATTTTTAATTCGATCATTTTCTAACATTCTCAAGTACACAAGCGCCATGATTATTCCCCCTTAATTCGGAACCCTACAAAGTTCTGATCATATTCAGGGTTTTCGTAAATGTTCCCGATAATTTCAGCTTTATCAAGAATATCCGTTTCATAAGGTGAAATACAGTCCGGATCCATGACGTTTAAACATTCAAGGTAAAAGCCATTTCCCGTTAAAACATCCTTACCAGCGTTTTCATAATAGCGGTATTGCCCAAAGCGTACAATAGCTTTAATGTAATCAATCTGAAGAACATCCCCTTCAAAGATTTCTTTCCCGGTTTTGTCTTTCGTATTTGTGGAAAGCATAAGTTCCACTTCATCTGCTCCACGGTAAAAAGTAATACCATCCCCAATAGATTCAAAGTTACCACGGTCCCAATTAATTTCATCCGCTAAATAAATTTCTTTATCTCGCTTGTCCCATACTCTAAATTTTTGTTTCATTTTGCGCCTCCTCTAAAATTATTAGCAATATTTTGCACTTCAGTATCAATTATTTTATGTCTATAATTTAACAATGGATTCATGAGGTCATTTCTCACAGCAGGCCTCAAAATGATTTCATTTGTTTCCAAAAATCTTTTACCGTTGATTTTGATTTTTACATCATACCCATTTGCAATATGTTCGAGGTCGTTTTTAGATAAATATATTTCAAATCTACTCATTCTCCCACCCCCTCAAAATAACTATGAAATTTACTTAGGTTCACAATAGCGACTTCTTCAACGGAATGTTTTTCGATATCAAAGTCTGGATCATTTTTCCCAAACTCTTTCTTTATGGCTTTTTCCGCTAGAGAAGGTAAGGCGAATATACTTGCTCCGTTTTTTAAGGCAAGCGCTTGACCGTGTTTATTTACTATTCGATACCCTATATCAAACGGTCTGATTTCCATTGGGATTTTTATGCATTTACTTTGATTCTTCATTCCTTCTTCAAGCGTTTGTATCATCCTTCCACCTCTTCAATCTCAATCCCTGGGCAATCAAACACCCAACCGAAGCCGGCGCTTTCAAGTTCTTTGCGGGTGTGGTGCGCATTTACATCTTCATAGTTATTAGGATTGCCAAAATACCACGTTTCAAAATCAATATTGCGTTTTAATGTTCTTGTTTGGTCTGTAACACCTTTCATCTTCACTAAATACCGCTTTTCTTTCTCGACTGTGTAGCCGAACTGGTGCATATTGACAAGGGTCTGGAATGCCTCACTTGAATGATTAAACCATTTTTTAAATTCATCATCTTCTATCTCATCCCAATCCATAATATAATTCCACAAGTTATATTCTAGGTCATGTTTATTCTCCTCATACCAATCCGCCACAAACTGCGGTACTGTGACTTTCTCACGTTCAATAAAACCTTCCACCTTGCCTTGCTCATAACCTTCACGCCATTTTGCAAGACTGAAATCTCGCTCAAATTCACCCATGATAGCTTTAAGCCAGACCTCTCTATCATGCAATGGTAATTCTCGTAATCTTGCTAGTATGTTCTTAACGTAGCGTGGAGCTTCATCTGCGTGACCTGCTTCTGGTTCGTCTAGTTCAGAAGCAAGTTCTATTGCCAAGTCAAGCTCAATGTATTCTATTTTGTTGCCAAAAATTTTTTTGAACCCTTTCATCCGTTCAATCAGCTCTTGTTTATTCATTTTTCCATCTCCTTTGGTGGTTTTGGGTAGCTCATCCAAAAAATTACATCTTCATCAGTGTTCTCAAAACCAATTCCCTCAAAATAATCAATCCATTTATCAGTGTATATACTTTGTGTGTTTGGATTATAGACAAGGACTTCTTCATCAATATTTGGAGTTTTGCCTTCCCAAATAAATTCAATGCCACCATGAAAATATTCCTTTTCATCTTCAGCAATATTTCTTGTTGTTAGCTTATTCCATTCCATCACTCTAACACCTCGATCTCAATCCCCGGGCAATCGAACACCCAGCCGAAACCGGAATTTTTTAATTCTTTTTTCGTGTGTTTAATAACAATACTTCTTTTTTCTGAATCAGTGCCAAAATACCAATAATTATCCTTGGCGTCTTGCTTTAAGTACGCGCTACCGGAAACAACGCCTTTCATTTTTACTATATAGCGCTTTTCTTTTTCGATTTCATAACCATACAGCCAAGCGCTGGCCAAAGTATCCATATTCTCGCTTTTAGAGTAAAACCATACAGAAATTTCAGAAGTATCTAGCTCATTAGCTATACTTTGAAAAACATCTTCTAGGTCCCAATCACTTGCCTGTGCGTATTCAATATATTCCGCGACAAATTTAGGAATTTTAACTTTATGTGGTTCATCTAGTTGTTTCAGATCTTCCAAAATCAGATTTAACCGAATAACCGGGAAACCATAAATTGTTTCATATTCTTTCTCATACTTCTTTATTAATTCTTGTTTATTCATCTTCTAAATCCTGTTCTTTCACAAAACTACCGTTAACCCAGCGCCCTTTTCTATCTTTTATTTCTTCATAGGCAAGGCTAAAACATTCCACAAAATCATAGCCTAATTCCTTACAAATCAGATCCAAGTAAAGAATAATGTTTGAAAGGTTGTATTTAATAGTATTTTCAATTCCTAGATCTTGCGCTACTTTAGCCTGAAAAGCGCTATCTGCCATCATCCAAATCCAAGCGTTAACCCCGCAAAGTCTGGTAGGTAATCTTCTTTACGATCAAAAAAGATAAATTCCGGGCTTACACCGGCCATCATAGCATAACCAATCACCACTACAGCCACATCTCCGATTGAATCCTTAATAACGTCTTCTTTGTTTTTAAGGTAACCTGAAACCAACTCCCCGATTTCTTCAATCAATTTCAAGCCTTGCTTATTTACGTCCCCTTGTTCGATACCACGGGCGATAAACCACATCTTAGTAGCAAACAAAAGATCACTTACTTTCTTACTCATTCGCATTTTTTAAATCCTCTTTTAAAGTTTTAATTCTTTTTCTGATCCATTCTTTCCGTTGTTGGATCGCCGTCCTAGGGAAAAAATTTCTCAACCGTTGAAAATGTTCTTCATCATCTAGTAAATCTTGATATTTCTGAATACTATCTTCAATTAGTTCCCGTTTCATTCTTCCCCTGCTCCAAATACTCAATTAACCAACCCAAATATTTTTGGGCTTTTTTTAGATCTTCCAGCCCGTTCTTTTTTGAATGTCTTAAAACATACTTAACGACATTCCCGAAAAAGAACCCTTCAGCATATTCCGGACAAGGTGCAAAATTTTTGATCACGTCAATTACTTCCATTCCGTTTTTACCCTTATAATGGTTCGGCTCATTAATCAAATCTTTCTCCACAAGTTCGGTTAAAACTTGCTCAAAACTCTTTTCTTTTTCCATATTTATCCTTTCAAAAAGTTTGTGAAATTTTAGGTGTTACCGTGTTACCGTAATTTTTAAACTTTTTTAATTTTATTTTTTACAAACGTTGATATAATAGGCTTTCTTATTATTTATAAATATTTTTATACTTTTTTTATAAAATACGGTTACACGGTAACATTTATATAATTAGTATTAATAAACTCAGTAATACCAAGGGTTTTCAGTGTTACCGAAGTGTAACCGATCTCCCAAAATGTTACCGATCTCCACCCAAAAAGTTACCGTGTGTTACCGTATGTTACCGATCTGTTACCGTAAATTTTTTTCACAAAGTTATAAAATATCACTCAATTTTAACAAAGCCTTTTACCACTTTTCCGTTTGCCCTGTAAGTCTTTTTCTCCCAATTCGGGAGGTGATCAATAATTAAATTGATCTTTGCGGAAAGCTTCCGATCATTCGAATTTTTCATGAATAAGTTATACATGATTTCACGGGTTGAAACTCTTTTGAGTTCTTCCGTCCCAAATTCAACATCTGAGGAATTATCAAACCATGAAGCGGTGTACTGATGTTGACGCTGTGCCGGCATACGTTCCCAATGGGAGGGAATAGGCATTTCAAGATAATCCATTACCTGAATTTCAACCTCATCCCTATACATAAATGTTTCCCGGTATGTTTCAAGTTCTGCTTCCGTTTCCGCGTCAAATTTCAATTCAAAGCCTTCTTTGAAGATTGAAACAGCTTCCCCCCATATTTGATCTATTACCGGCTGTTCGATTTCCATAGGGTGTTTTTGTTGTCTAGAACCATCCACCAGCACGGGGAGAAAGCGACGCTCACCGGTCTTATCCTTCAAGTATTCCCGCTGGTTTGTGGTCCGGGCCAAAATGAAATTTTTGGCAAATTCTTCCGTCTTGGACATATAAGGCCGGCGGTAACGTAAGCTAGTCTTTGAAATAAAAGCTTTAGTTTCAGCGAATGACATCCGGTTACTTGCTACCATTTCATCATCATTAACAATCAAGCTTTTTAACATAATGTCAAAATTATCCTTATTGTTGAAGTCGGTCACGGCGTCGGTATACCAAGGACCACCAATTTTCTGAAGTAGGGACGTTTTCCCCACGCCCTGACCGCCTACCAAGTCTAAAACGTAGTCAAACTTGGTATAGGGTTCATAAACTTTTGCCACGGCTCCGACTAGCCACATTTCCGCAATCTTAGAAATTAAGGGGGTATCTTCAGCACCTAGGTAGTGCTGAAACATTTTCCCGATTCGTTCCCGGCCGTCCCACTCTTTGGCCACGCGCTCCATGTATTCCATTACCGGATTGTAGGACCGTTCAGAAAAGAAGGTTTCAAGGCCGGCTTTCATGGCGTTTGGTGAATAAACAACCCCTAAATTATTTTCAAAGTACACTGTCAAAACACTTACAAAACTAGCGGGCAACTCACCAGCCTGAAACGTGGTATTTCCTAGCCGGATTTCTTGCGTAAGCTCATATTCTTGTGAAAAGTCATTCCGCCTTAGATATTGCCCTAGCTGTTCATCTGCTTTTAAAGACATTACCACATTAGCCGGGCTGGTGCTTTTAATATCCCCACTAGCCGTTAAAACTAATTTAGGGTTTTTGTCTATGCTTATTACATTACCAATCTCTCTCACCCCCTTCTATCTTTCTTGATCATACTTTCAACCGTCCGCCTTACCTCAATATCAGGTAAAGGGTTTAAACTATTCCCGTTTGCGATTTCTGCAAGTTTTAAAACGTGTTCTTCATCCACGGCGCGGAATAGTAAACCGCCTACAAACTTAGCTAGTTTGTCATTGCGTCCGCCTTCATCTCCAAAACCTACCGCGATAGTTTCAAATAAATCCGTTGTTTGGTTTTTCTCCCGGTATAGGCTTCTTTCTTTCAGGTCCTTCAAACCTTCAGATCTGTACCCGTGTGTTTCTTGGTAGGTCTTCTTCAGGGCTTGGATCAACTCCTTAGAAGGTGTTACCATTGTCCCGCCTTCACTTGACTTTTCTAGGTCCCATTCATATTGACCCTTTTCAGTCGCAGAAGGTGCTACCAAAACATAATTATTTTCATGTGCTTTTATATCCACCCCCGGAAGAAAACCGATCATTTGAGTGATTGGGCTATCTTCCCTTTTGAAGTAGAATAAATGCTTCCCACCGCTTGCGGTTTTGGCTTGCAAGGTCGGTTCAATTAGGTTTAAATACTTCCAGCGTTTGAGAGATTCAAACCCGTTTTCTTTGCCGTGCTTGTCAATATCAATCACAAAGAAATTAGTAGTCTTTAAGGCTATGTTAGCGTTGGGGTACTGGTCCCAAAATTCCGCTATTTCTTTCGCTGTCATTTTCGGCTTGTCCGCAAACTCTATCATAGGCCTTTTATTTTTAGGGTTGATAGGAATGACGGCAAATCCTAATTTTTGATATTGTAAAGCGTAGTGCTTCATGCTAGCCATTCCTATTTACTCCTAAAAATTAGAATGGTAGATCATCTTCATTTACTTCTACGGCGCTTGTGTTTGGTAGCCCTTCAGCTTCATCAAGATCGTAATTGCGGTAAGTTTTACCCTTGCTTTCTGATTCAATGATTACCAAAGTATAGTAGGTTCCTACCGCTTTACGGTTAAGGGCTTCTTCAAGGGCTTTGCCATCATCAAAATCAGATTTTAGGGGTGCGTCTTCCGCAAAGGCCAAGGCTTTTTGGAAAAACTTGATTGTACGTTGTACTGACCAGCCAATATCTTTCCCGTTCCAAGTGTCCAAAGTACCGAATGAAACATATTCGGTCCGGCCGTCATAATCACCACCGCGGATTTCAAAGCGGTATTGAAGGCTTTCCCATCCGCTTTCTGCTACATTAAACTGTACAGATTTCAAAATAGCTTGGTACTCACCGGCTGGAATTGGTGCCGGGCCGTTTGCGCTGTCTTTGCGAGGGTCAAACCCTTCTTTTTTGATTGATTGTGCAATGTCTAGTAAACTCATTGTTTAATTCTCCTTTTGTGTTTAAATTATTTGTTTAAAATTGTTGTATTAGAAAAGATCATCTTCAGAAATTTTTTCTGTTTTCTGTGGTTTAGTCGCCTTTGGTTTTTCTTCCTTGGCTTCTTCCTTTTTGGCTGGTGCCGGCTTGCTTGGTGCTTTTGCTGGTTCCAAGGCCCCGCGAATTGTTGACAAGATCTTCAAAATAGCCTTATCATCAACCTGATCCATGTAGTATTTTTTGCGTTTGCGTTCTACTTCCCTGTTATAGTTGTTACCAACTTTTTCAGTGTGAATCATCAAGTCAGAATTACCATTAATTAGGTTTACATACTTATCCTTTAGGCTTGGTTTGTCTTTTGTAGCGTTGCCATTATCATCATATTCGGAAACTTGACGGCTGATATAAATGACGTTCATAGGAAGGGCCTTCAAGTCAATTACCATTTCAGTAATCGCTTGATTGAAGAAGTCATAGCCTTTCCCGTATGGAATTTCTGACAAGGATTTCAAGCGGGGCTTTCCGGGCGGTGTTAATTCGTCGCAAACGGCAATTTTGATCATTTCAATTACATCATCAATCACATCCACTACCACGGTCTGATAAGTATGTTTTTGAGTTTGCAAGGCTAAAAGGATTTCACCAATTTGAGAAATAACACTTTTAGTAATTCGTCCTTGTTCATCCTTTTCATTCACAAGCTGGATTGAAGGAACTGTATTCGCTTCAGCGTTACCATCTGTATTTAAGACAATAGGCGCCGGGAACTCATTCGCAAGATAGCTTTTCCCTGACATGGTTTCACCATAGAAGAAAAAATTTCGCGGTGTGTCCTTTGGTATCTGTGGTTTGTTTTCGGGTAGTTTGAAGGCCATTTTATTCATCACCCCCAAAAAGCTGTTGAGCCAAACGGCGTTTTAGAAATTCACCAAAATCACCAAGAACATCTGAATCATCTTTTTCGATTTCGCGGATTTCGTCCCCGTTTGGGTAAGTGAGTTCAAAAGTTGCGTTCACTTCAATGATTTCAGCGCCTAAAGTCTTAGCAAGCAATTTCATTTGTTTCTTTTGTGCTTCATAAGCTTCTGGAATCATTGTTAGGGCTTTATGGATTTCATCTGTATATTCTGCATGGTAAGCAAGTGTGCCTTTACTTTGATATTTAGCTAAAAATTCGCCTTCTTCTTTGTCGCGGAATACATAATATTTAGTTGTTACTTTAGTCATGGTTTAAATCCTCATTATCTTTCTTTTCTTCATTTTTTGTTGCGCGTTCCCCTAGTAAAAAGCCTACTAGAAAAATTAGTGTACTGAATACGATTGTTTCAATATTCATTTCTATCCATCCTTAAAATAAAATTCAATAACATTTACATCATGTTGTTGCCGGCTCCCTGTGATCCGCCAAAGTAATTGCCTATAATCGTCATATTCCCCGGATTCTTCACTTACCGGGTCCAGCACTACAATAGTCTTGTATTTGTGTTGTAAGCCGTCCACTCCTACGCCTAGGACTTGACTAGTAGCAACTACTACCTTGTTTTCTAGACCTTCCTGTCGGTCCCCGGTCCATATTCCTATTTTCGGGTGTCGTTCATGGATCACGTTTACAATCTGTTTGGACTTGCTGACTATAAGCATATCTTCAGGGGTTCGCTTTATTAAACCGTCAAGCGTGGTCAGTAGTGGGGTATCTTTATTTGTTGCTTTCAACTTTGGAAAGTCAACTTCTACCCCGGTTTGTTGTAAGTAGCGTTCAAAGGTAGCCCGGCCAAAGGATTGTTTTGCTATGGCGGTCTTTCCGTCAACCGTTACTAGATTCAACTTTCTGAACTTCTTCAAAAGTTCCGGATTTCCGACTTTCAAAGTGTTTTTATAAAAGCGGATTTTGAAGCCGTTGTTTTCCGTCGCCTGTTCAATCTTTTCGATTTCTTCCCAGCGGAAGAAGTTAGGGAGATTATTAACATAGCTTTCATAGTTCTTAAAGTCTTTCCATTTTTCTTTAGAGTAAGAAAACGGATCGTAAACCATTTGTCCATGTGTTTTCTGCCAATCAAATTTATTATTCGGATCAGCGCGCCCAAAGATTGTTTTTTCAAGCGGGTAGAAATTCAAGCCTTTTTTCCGGATTGGGGTAGCGGATAGCCCTATAGTGTATTTACGCTTTATCTTGCGATATAAGCCTCTTAATTTGTCACTGCTCATATTCTGCCATTCGTCTATTATTAAGACGTCACAAGCGATTTTAAGGCCCTTTTTAACCCTATTCTGTAAAGTTCTATCCGTGATAATTTCAAAATCGCAATTATCCAAATAGTTAAACTTTTGAACCGTGTCTTTCCAGCCTTCAAGGATAGATAAGCGGTTATTTAAGATCAAGACTTTCTTAGCTTTCTTGTGCTTACAGATTTCAAGGGCGCAAATCGTTTTGCCACGGCCCCCAAGGGCTTCTAAAAAGATACCGTTTGTTAGTCTATCGCTACGCTTGACGGCTTCTTCTTGCCATTTTTTAAGCTGTATCGCTATTTTCTACCACCGCCTTTCCAATATCTGAAACAACTTCTTCAATGTCGTTTCTCACGGCCCAAAATAAGCCCAGCCGGACCGACGCCCTCACGTCTTGGTGATGGCTTTTGCTAAACTTCCAAAGGTTCAGGGCCTTTAGTAGTTCATTTGGTATGTCCGATTGATACCCGGCGTTACGTTGTAAAATAGCGTCCGGAAAAAATAACTGAAAGTAAGCGATAGTTTCCATTACTGAATTGTCTTTAGATAAGTCATTGTCACGCGCTTCAAATTTTTCAATTATTACCACGTCCGGGGCTAGTTCATAGCCTATTTCATCAAACCACTGTTTAATATGTGGTAGCCCTTTAGGTACTACCCAATAATTTATTAAACGGGCATTATTAAGGTAGGCAATCCCTGAGGTGCTATCTTTGGCCTTATTTGAGGAAGGATCAATAGTTAAAATTTTCATTTTATCGAATCCTTAAACTACGATTTTCCTGAAGGCTTGCGCCCTTCACTTTTTTACCTTCTTTCAAAAGGTCATACAGTCCCTTTTTGTCAGGGGCTTCAGTAACCTTTTTCACCCAATATTTTTTAGGTAGGCTTGCTTCATCCACAATAACGCTTTCTTTTGAGTTTTGGACTGATAGAGTGAACAGCTTACCTTTGATCTTGGTTTTTCCTGTTACTTCCATAGCGCCCTGTAGGTTACGTTTCAACCACTCAATTTTTTTAGTGTTGGTTTCACGTTTCTTTTTAAGGCGTTCTTCTTCAGCCTTGTAAGCTGTATTTTCTGCTTCTAGGTTCCGGATCACCATAGCGTAATTTTCCGCCTTGGTTTCTATTTCTTCGTCCAGCCCCAGCGCTTCGATAGTGTCCAGCTTGGTTTCTTCATCAATATCCATATTATAGATATCTAGGTACTGCCCTACTAATTCATAAAGCATAGTTAAAACCTCACATTTCTTTCTTTACTTTCTTTATATTGATAGTTACTAATCATTAATTTATATTTCAAAATTAATTCTTTTTGGCTTCTTATAAGGACATCTTGTTTATTTTTGATCCTTGTAAGCTTTCTTTCTCTTTCAAGCGTTACCCGTAGAAGGTCCCCTTGTTCAAGTATTCGGCTGTCTTGGATCTCAATAATATTTTCAAGTTTCTTAATCTTTCTAGCTTTTTTAAAGAACATTGTCTAGGCTCCAATCATTGTCAGAAATAGATTGTTTTCTTAAAATCGCCATTTGGTTATTATGTTCTTCAATAACTTTCCGATCATGTTCAGCTATTTCCTGATCCCAAAACGCTTGTAATTCTGCAATCTTTTGGGCTTTCTTTTCGCGCTTCTTTGCTATTCTGTGGTCAATCACGGAAGCAAGGAAACCAGCACTAAAGAATAATGTCCCGGCCATTACCGTGCCTAAAAGTTGGCTTGTTTGGCTTGGTTCTAACATTGTTCAATCTCCTTTAATTGTTCAAAAATTTCGTATACGTCCTTTAAGTCGTACATATTATCCCGGCCTTGCTTTCGGTATTTCAGGCCTTTCCGTCTTAAATATTTAATATAGCTGTGGTCAAATCCAAACTTTTTACATAAAGTTTTTTGATTTATCGGGAGCTGTTCGGCTTCCATTTCTTTTTTAACTTCTTCTTTAGCAAACTGAAGAAGCTCTTGTATAGCCATCTTTGCTATTTCATCATTTATTAAAGGCGGTAAACTTATATTTTCCATTTCCACCCCCTCAACTATGCGGGCAAGCTAGTTTGTGTTATAATGTAAGTAGTTAAAATTTCTGAAGCGCTCAATTCTTTGGGTGCTTCTTTTTTTCTTTTAGTCAATGTTGTAATCAGCAATGACTTGCAAAATGAATTTGTTTGATTTTGGCCCACGGGTTGAACCGCTTAGAATGTTAGTTACTTCTTGACGGCCCCGGCCGTACACTGAAGCCAAATCGCTTTTTTTAATGTTGTTCTTTTCCAAGAAAGCAACTACTTTTTTTCGTCCTACGTCAATATCCGGCATATACGTTTCCTCCTTTTTAAAATTTGTAAGGAGAAAGCAACTAAAAAATTAAACATATTTCCAAATTATTATTGACAATTTTAAATAGATAATTTAAAATGAATACATAAAGAAAACATTGATAACTTAATAAAACCGGTTCGCCAAAACTTAATTTTATTGTTTATCTTTTTAGTTGTTCTTTTAGTTGCTTATCACTTACAAAAATCA